TGCTGGAGTTCGAGGGCAAGAGCTACCGACTGAAGGAGGCCGCCTCACGCATCGCCGTCGCGCCCGTATAGTTCCCATCCGACCGTCCTGCCTGGAGCAGTTTGACTGGCCATAAGTGGAGCAGTTTGGGGTGGCCATCAGGGACCTGGATGATCTGTCGCAAAACCACTACATCGTCACCCAGCAGTTCATCTACCGCGCAGGCCCCACCGAGCGCCGCGCCGATCTGGTGTTGTTGGTCAACGGACTGCCGCTGGTACTGATCGAGGCCAAGACCCCGGTCAAGAAGTGCATCAGCTGGGTCGACGCTGCGGTGCAGGTGCACGATGACTATGAGAAGTTCGTGCCGGAACTGTTCGTCTGCAATGTGTTCTCGGTAGCCACCGAGGGCAAGGCCTACCACTACGGGTCCATCGGCCTGCCGGTCAAGGACTGGGGCCCTTGGCATCTGGATGGTGATGGCGATGATGGTCAGCACCACCCGCTGAAGTCGCTCAAGTTGTCCGCTGAGAGCATGCTGCGCCCGCATGTGGTGCTGGACATCCTCGGCAGCTTCACCCTGTTCGCCACCAACAAGAAAAAGCAGCGCATCAAGATCATTTGTCGCTACCAGCAGTTTGAAGCGGCCAACAAGATCGTCGAGCGCGTGCTGGCGGGCTACCCCAGGAAGGGCTTGATCTGGCATTTCCAGGGCTCGGGCAAATCGCTGCTGATGGTCTTCGCTGCGCAGAAGCTGCGCATGCATGCCGGCCTGAAGAATCCCACTGTGCTGATCGTGGTGGACCGGATCGATCTGGACAGCCAGATCACGGGCACCTTCACCGGGGCGGACATCCCCAATCTGGAAAAGGCAGATACCCGCGACAAACTGCAGCAGTTGCTGGCGCAGGACGTGCGCAAGATCATCATCACCACGATCTTCAAGTTTGGCGAGGCCACAGGCAGCCTGAACGACCGCAGTAACATCATCGCGTTAGTAGATGAGGCCCACCGCACCCAGGAAGGTGACCTCGGTCGCAAGATGCGCGAGGCCCTGCCCAATGCGTTTCTGTTCGGCCTGACCGGCACGCCGATCAACCGTGCCGACCGCAACACCTTCTACGCCTTTGGTGCCGACGAGGACGAGAAGGGCTACATGAGCCGGTACGGCTTCGAAGAGTCGATCCGCGACGGTGCCACACTGAAACTGCACTTCGAACCGCGCTTGATCGATCTGCACATCGACAAGGCGGCGCTGGATGCCGCGTACAAAGACCTGACCGGCGGCCTGTCCGATCTGGACAAGGACAACCTCGCCAAGACCGCCGCCAAGATGGCTGTGCTGGTCAAGACGCCCGAGCGCATCCGTAAGGTCTGCGAGGACATCGTCGAGCACTTCCAGACCAAGGTCGAGCCCAACGGTTTCAAAGGCCAGATCGTCACCTTCGACCGGGAGTCCTGCCTGCTGTTCAAGGCCGAGCTGGACAAGCTGCTGCCGCCCGAGGCTACAGACATCGTCATGTCGGTGCAGGCGGCGGACAAGAAGGAACATCCAGAGTACGCGCCCTACGACCGAAGCCGCGATGAGGAAGAACGGCTGCTCGATCGCTTCCGCGACCCGGCCGACCCGCTGAAGTTGATCATCGTCACGGCCAAGCTGCTGACCGGCTTCGATGCACCGATCTTGCAGGCCATGTACCTGGACAAGCCGCTGCGCGACCACACGCTGCTGCAAGCCATCTGCCGGGTGAACCGCACCTACTCCGAGCAGAAGACCCACGGACTGATCGTCGACTACCTCGGCATCTTCGATGATGTGGCAGCCGCGTTGGAATTCGACGACCAGAGCGTCAAGCAGGTGGTCAGCAACATCCAGGAGCTGAAGGACAAGCTGCCTGAGGCGATGCAGAAATGTCTGGCCTTCTTCGCTGGCTGCGACCGCACCCTGCAGGGTTATGAGGGCCTGATCGCCGCGCAGCAGTGCCTGCCCAACAATGAGGTGCGGGACAACTTTGCTGCTGAGTACAGCGTGCTCAACAAGATCTGGGAGGCGCTGTCACCGGACATCGTTCTGGGCCCCTTCGAAAAGGACTACAAGTGGTTGTCGCAGGTGTACCAGTCTGTACAGCCGTCCAGTGGCCACGGCAAGCTGATCTGGCATTCGCTGGGTGCCAAGACGATCGAGCTGATCCACCAGAACGTGCATGTCGACGCGGTGCGGGATGACCTCGACACCTTGGTGCTGGACGCGGATCTGCTGGAAGCGGTGCTGTCGAACCCAGACCCGAAGAAGGCCAAGGAAATCGAGATCAAGCTCAAGCGCCGGCTGCGCGGGCATGGCGGCAACCCCAAGTTCAAGAAGCTGTCGGAGCGGCTCGATGCGCTGAAAGACCGGTTCGAGTCCGGTCAGATCAACAGCGTGGAGTTTCTGAAGCAGTTGTTGGAGATCGCCAAGGAAACGCTGCAAGCCGAGAAGGATGTCCCACCCGAAGAGGACGAGGATCGTGGCAAGGCCGCGCTCACCGAACTATTCAACGAGGTCAAGACGGCCGAGACACCCATCATGGTGGAACGCGTGGTCGCCGACATCGACGAGATCGTGCGACTGGTCCGCTTCCCTGGCTGGCAAGGCACGCAGGCCGGTGAGCGTGAAGTCAAGAAGGCACTGCGCAAGGCCCTCTTCAAATACAAGCTGCATGCGGATGAAGAGCTGTTCGAGAAGGCCTACAGCTACATCCGGCAGTATTACTAAAAGGGGCGGAGGATGACCACTCAGACGATCGATAGTGCACCGCATGCAACCTGGTTTGTCGGCGCGAGCTATGGCGGTACAGATGATCAGATGCCGCGATTTCTTGCAGAAGGAATTTGGGAGAACCGCTACAAGATGAGGATCGTTTTTTGATGTGCCTGGCGCGCTGGACCAGCCTTTCAGACGGGGTCAATAGGCCATACGCATGTGGTTATGACCATGAAAAGATTGTACTATCTTACCCACAATTGATCACGATTGGTCAGAACCATGACATCCAGTGCCGACGAGGGAGAGATCCTCACCCTCAGACAGGTTGCAGAGTTCCTGAAGGTCACGGACCGGACGATCTACAGGCTGGCCGCAGCCAAGAAGATCCCCGCGTTCAAGGTTGGTGGGACATGGCGGTTCTCCAAGGCGGAGATCACTGAATGGATTCAGCAGCAAACGCAGGGCGGAAAAGCCGACAAGGCGTAATCACAGGAGGAATTGATGACCCAGCAGGCCGAAAGCAGTGAGCAGATGGAGCAATCCCTGATCGACATCGCTGTCGAGAGTTGGCGTTTCTCGCGTCTGTTCGGAAAGGTCGTCAGCAAACTCGATGCGGGTGAGTCGGGTCGTTATGTCAATCAGCTCCGCTACTTCCAGAAGAAGGTCGAGGAAAGCCTCGACTCGAGTGGCCTCAAGCTGGTCAACGTTGAGGGGCAGCCCTACGACGCGGGCATGGCGGCATCTGCTTTGAATCTCGGGGACTTCGGCCCTGACGACGTGTTGCTCGTCGATCAGATGGTAGAGCCAATCATCATGGGGCCGAACGGCCTGCGCAAACAAGGCACGGTAATGCTCAGGAAGGTGGAAGCATGAAGTACGTCGGTATCGACCTGGGCACGACCAACAGTGCCATCTGCTCCTTCGACGGCGAGTCGATCCGGCTCTACAAGAGTCCAGAACAGCACGACGTCACGCCGTCGGCCATCTTCATTGACCGGCGTGGCAACAAGTACGTCGGTTCGCGCGCCTACAACAATGCCGCCCGCAACCCCGACAATGCGGCGGTGCTGTTCAAGCGGCTCATGGGTACGAGCACGCCGGTCAAGCTGCCGGCGGTGAACCTCACCATGACGCCAGAGGAATGCTCTGCCGAGGTGCTGCGTGCGCTATACGGCTACCTGCCCGAAGAGATACGGGGCGATGGTGATACCGGCACTGTCATTACGGTTCCAGCCGCCTTTAACCAGATGCAGAAGGACTCGACGATGGCTGCCGCTGATGCGGCTGGGCTCGGGCGAGTGGCCTTGATGCAAGAACCGGTAGCCGCCGTGATGAGCGTCATGCGGCAGCGCAAGAATGACGGCGTGTTTGTCGTTTATGACCTCGGCGGTGGAACGCTCGACATCGCAATTGCAGAGAGTATTTCCGGCCGCGTGACACTTCTCGCGCACGGTGGCATCGCCATGTGTGGCGGCCGCGACTTCGACCGGATTCTGTTCGACAACATCGTGAAGCCGTGGCTGCTGGAAAACTTTGATCTTCCGGAAGACTTGACGACCAATCCACAGTTCAAGTCCCTGCTGCGTATGGCCACGTGGGCGACAGAGAAGGCAAAGATCGAGTTGTCGCAGAAGGAAGAGGCCGTCGTCAGTCTGCCCGAGACCGAACTCGGTGTCCGCGATCAGGCTGGTGAGGAGATCTATATCGACATCACCATTGATCGCAAACGATACGACGGTCTGATCGGATCGAAGGTGGAAGAGTCCATCGTGTCCGCCCGCGAAACCCTCGAAAAGGCTGGATTGAGCCCACACGACGTCGAGCGTGTCGTCTTTGTGGGTGGCCCAACCCACTACAAGCCCTTGCGTGACAAGGTGGCCTTCGAGCTCGGTATTGCCCCGTCCACTGATGTGAATCCGATGACCGCCGTTGCGGAAGGCGCAGCGGTCTTCGCCGAGTCCATCGATTGGGCGTCGCAAAGCCGTGGACGCAAGAGCGCCCGAGGAGCCATCAGCGCCGGTGGCGCGCTCGATCTGTCGTTCAACTACATCGCGCGCACGCCGGACTCGAAGGCAAAGATCGTCGCCAAACTGGGAAGTTCTGCTCCGGCTGGAGTCGAGTTTCAGATTGACAGTCTGGACACCGGGTGGTCTTCCGGACGCATCGCCCTGAAGGATGGCGCAGGTATCGAACTCAACCTGACCAAGCCTGGCGACAACACCTTCAAGGTGTTTGTGTTCGATTCCAACGGCGGGCCCGTATCGCTGCGTGAAGACAAGATTGTCATTGCACGCACCGCCGCTAGCATCGATGCAATCCCGGCATCGCATTCCGTCGGCGTGGAAGCGCGCGACAAGGTGGGCGGTCGCTTGAGCTTGGATTATCTCGTTCGTGAGGGCGATCAGCTGCCCAAGAAAGGCAAGAAGACCTTCAAGGCAGGCGAGTCTCTCAAGGCTGGAAGTGCCGGGTCGATCAAGTTCAAGTTGTGGGAGGGCGATATCTCCGACCCCATCAACGACAACCGCTTCATCGGCATGTTCGAGATCAAGGGAACGGATTTCGACGACGGCGTCATTGCCGCTGGCGCGGAGCTGATTTGCGAGTACGAAGTGCTCGACTCCGGCAACATCGTTCTGGAGGTTTCAGTCCCTTCAATCAGCGGTTCGTTCCAGAGCGGGCGTAACTTCTACTCGAGCCAGGAAGGCAAGGTTGACTACACCAACCAAGCGAAGAACATCCAGGAGCAGTCGGACCACACCTTGCAGCGGCTCGACGAGATGGCATCCAAGGTCGATGACCCACGTCTGGAGCAGGCTCGGGAGAAGCTCGAGCAGGCGGGCACTATCAAAACTGACGAGGCCGACCCCGAGACGGCCAAGCAGGCGATGGATCACGTCCAGGAGGCCAAGCGGCTGCTGGCGCTGACCCGCAAGGAGCATCTGAAGGACATTCGCCAGCTGGAACTGGACAAGGCAGTCGATTTCTTCGACAAGGTGGTGCGCCAGCACGCCAGACCGACCGAAGCCTCGTCTTTCGACAACTTGGTCAAGACGGCGCAGCGCGCGATTGACAACAACAGTGGCGACTTCGAGTCGCACCTGGATGATCTGCGCAGTCGCAACTTCATGATCCTGTGGCGTCAGGACTGGTTCGTCATCGAGCGCTTCAAGTGGCTGGCCGAGGATACCTACCTCTTCCCAGATGCCCGCGAGCATGCCCAGCTGGTGGCTGCGGGAGCGGAGGCGTTGAAGGCCAATGACATCGACAAGCTTCGTGCCGTAGTAGCCCATCTCGACTCCATCCGCATCGGTTCTGCGGGTGAAGACGACATGCTTGCTGGCGCGAACATCGTGCGGAGTTGACCCATGGCACTCGACGCGTGGCTTCCCATCGGTTTCAAGTTGCCCGACGGTGCGAAGGCGCGCGTCGCCCTATTTGAAGGGGCAGACTGGCAGATCCTTGAGACCCAGGGTGGTGGGCGGGCGCTCGTCGTACGCGACGCACTGGCGGAGCATTGGCTAGATGCCGGGCTGATCGATGACGGGACCTTCAACGCCTTCCAGTTCGGCGATCAGCAGCTTTGGTCCATCTCCTGCGGTCCGAGCCAGACGCTGTGCCCGGTCAGCGAGGCGAAATCACCCGACACCAAGGCCGAGGCGCTCGCCTTTGCACTTGCGTTGAAGGCAACACGCGATATCGATGCGGATTCGGCGCTCCAGGATGCGCTCTACGTTGAGAAGATCACGCGGCTGCTGCCAACCTACAGCATCAGCTCCAGAACTGGCGATGATGTCGTGCTCGGCTACTGGCTGACGGGCGGCACCAGCATTCCGGCCACGTCCTTTCGCCGTCTCCGCCAGACCATGAGCTGGCTGGGCGCGAGCCACCTGAAGGATGTCGTGCAGGCAGCGGGCTTCCAAGTCGCGGAAATCATCCCGTTGGAGCGCAAGCCAGCGGCTCCTGCCGAAAAAACGGAGGCTGCTCCTGCCGAGAAAGTGGAGGAAGTCGAACGCGCCGAGCCGGGGCCCAACAAGGTCTTCGAACTCGCCGGGCGTCCCGAACTGGCGACCTTCTTCAACGAGCACATCGTCGACATCATTCTGCACCGCGACCGCTACAAGGCGCTCGGTATTGAATTCCCATCAGCCGTGATCCTGTACGGTCCTCCGGGCACCGGCAAGACCTTCGCGGTCGAGCGACTGGTTGATTTCCTCGGCTGGCCAAGCTTCCAGATCGACGCATCCAGCGTGGCCAGCCCGTACATCCACGAGACCAGCAAGAAGGTCGCACAGGTGTTCGACAAGGCAATGGAAAACGCGCCATCAGTTCTCGTGATCGACGAGATGGAGGCGTTTCTTGCTGACCGCGAAATGGGATCGGGCCATCACCGCGTCGAAGAGGTGGCTGAGTTCCTGCGGCGTATCCCGGAGGCCGTGAAGAACGAGGTATTGATCATCGCGATGACGAACCGGATCGACATGATCGACCCCGCCATCCAGCGCCGGGGACGCTTCGATCATGTCATCAAGGTGGACTTTGCAAGCGAGATTGAGGTGCAGTCGCTCCTGGACAAGCTGTTGTCTGCTTTGCCAAAGGAGTCGGATGTGGACCCCAAGCCGCTGGCGCAAGAACTCGCTGGAAGACCGTTGTCTGACGTCGCTTTCGTTGTGCGGGAAGGTGCAAGGCTCGCAGCACGCTCAGGCAAGGACAGGCTGGACCAGGCCAGCCTGATGGCAGCTTTGCGCACGACACCTGCACGGGAACGTGAAGGCAGCGAAAAGCGGAGCATAGGATTTATCTAAGGGAGATACTGGTGGCAGCGGAGGAAGAAAACAACAAGAAAAATGAAGGCAAAGGCTTCGCTGGCCTTTCCTCGCTCGTGTCCGACGTAGACACGACACCGCCGCCCCCTGCGCCTAAGACGGAATCCGCCGAAGCTACGACATCCGCCGGACGCCCAGCCTCGCAGTCTGCTCAACCACAACCGCAGCAGCCGACTCAGCGTCAGACGTATCAAGAGCCTCCGCAACCGTCGTCTGGCTCGTCTGGGGGCAAGTGGATACTGGGCGTAGCTGCTGTAGTTGGCCTGCTTTGGCTCATCGGCCAGTCAAATAAGAACACTCCGTCTCCGGCTCCCGCCTACTCTCCGCCCGCGCAAAGCACAGCGCCGAGCTACTCGCCGCCTGCTCCACCACAAGCGCCTTCGCGTCCCGCGGAGTCCAAGCCTCCGGTCGGGCAAGGCCTCACATTCTCATACGATCAGATCGCATACTGCGTTGCCGAGGACATTCGCATGGAGGGTGCGAAGTCTGCAGTCGACAACTACAGCGATTCTGACGTTGACCAGTTCAACGCAATGGTGGCCGACTACAACAGCCGCTGCTCGAACTTTCGGTATCGCAAGGGCTCGCTGGAGAGCGTGCGCTCAAGCATCGAACCATATCGGAGCCAGTTGTATTCGGAAGGACAGCACAGCTTGTCGCGTTATCGGCCACAAGGAAGCATCTCAACCCAGACTCCCAGCTCCGCGAGCAACACTCGGACGTCGCCACCGCCCCAAACGTACCCTTCGGCGCAACCGGCCAGCACGTATACCTCGGCTAATAGTTCGCCCTCGATTGCAGCAGGAGCGAACTCCTATTCGGGGCAGACCACGCAGGGCCAACCCCCCCTGACTTCGGATGAGCGTTCTTCCGTAGAACTCGCTTGCATCGTTGTCAAGTCTCAAGGGCCAGCGGCCTACAACGGTTGTGTTGATGACCAACTCCAGCAGTTGGCTTCGGCTCCGCGAACTCCAAGCATGTCCGGACTTTCCTACGATGAAAAGTCCGCCATTGAACTGGCGTGCATCACCACGAAGTCGGATGGACCTGCAAGCTACAACCGTTGCTTGGTTTCGCAGATTCGGGCGCTTGAAAGTGCTCCACGCCAACCCAGCATGGCCGGACTGACTTATGACGAAAAATCCGCTATTGAGCTTGCGTGCATCACGACGAAGTCGGAAGGTGCAGCAAGCTATAACCGTTGCTTGATCGGGCAACTCCGAGAACTACAGAACGCGCCCAGAACGCCGAGCCTCGCTGGCCTGAGCTACCAAGATAAATCGTCCATCGAACTCGCATGCATCACCGAGAAATCGAGTGGTGCCGCAGCCTACAACCGCTGCCTGGCCATGCAATTGAGGTCAATTGGGCGCTAGAGGTTGAATTTGGGGGAGACATATAAGTGGCGATGGCAATTTGCTTCAAATGCGGTTCAGGGAAGTCCGGTGCACTGGTTGCCTGCCGGAGCTGTAATGCTGCCCCGCGCACGAACAGCGAGTATGCCGTTTCGCTCGCTCTGTCTGATCACCTGTCGTCCAAAGATCAACTCACGCAATACAGCCACGAGTTGCGCAACGGCAAGAAATTGTCCGTGCCTCGCGAGGCACTCGTGCAGGCACTGGATGCGCTGAAAGACCCGCAGCTTCTGGCGATGCTCGGTGCGCAGCCTCAACCGGCAACTCCCACGCCAGCCCCAGCGTCGACACGACAGGCTCCACCCGTTCCTTCGGCAGCCCCGCAGCGGGTTTCTCAGCCGCCACCGCCGGTCAAACCGGAACCACGCCTCACCACAACCGCGCTCCATCAGACGCCCTTCGCGATTCTCGGCGTGACCACTCGCGACGACCGCAGGCGAATCGTTGAGTTGGCAGAAGAGAAATCTCTGGAGCTGGACCACGGTGTCTGCCAGAAGGCACGCTCTGATCTAACGAATCCACGCACCAGGTTGAGCGCGGAGATCGCATGGCTCCCCGGCGTTTCTCCACGAAGGGCATCGCAGCTCGTTGAAGGTCTGCTCCATGATGCTCTGGCGGTCAGGGAAGAATCTGGCCTGCCCACGCTTGCACACTTGAATTTGCTCGCCGCCGCCTTCGAGGCGGTGGATAGCGAGCACGATGCGGAAGACCTGGCCAGTTTCATTCAGGAGGTTGCTTACCTCGTGGATGAGATCGATCCCGAAGATGTCCTACGCGACATCAATGAAGACCGCGCTGTCTCCGGCTTCCCGGAGGTCCGGGCACTCGACCAAATTGAAGCCGAACTGGCGGAACGTAAACGGTACTACCGCAGCGCCATCAAGGACTCCCTCGATAGGTTGCCACCGACGACGCTTGTCCAGGTCATGACGGACACGGTGGAGGGGGTTACGTTGGGCGGCGAGGATCACGCGCCCGAACTGATCGATGATCTCGTCGACAGCTACGAAGTGGAAACCCAGGGCTTCCTGCAGAAGGAAGCTGAGAACGTCCACAAGCTGATCAAAGCTGCCCGTGACTCGGCGAACTCGGGTGAAGCTGCCGTCAAGCCGTATGTGGACAAGCTTGATGCCGTTGCGCGCAATTGGGACAAGGTCGCCCAGCCTATCCAGCTGAGCGCCAAAGCGCGCGGCATCGATCATGAAGCAAGCCGTGACTTGGCCTATGAGATACGTAGCCTCGCCATCGACCTGTTCAACACGCATGACATGTTGACGCAGTCCCAACGGCTCACTGGCCTGCTTCAAGAGCTGTTTGCCGAGCTACCTGAAGTGTCTGAACGCGTTGAGCAGGATGCGGATGCGCTTGCCGATATCTTCCATGAGCGAAAGCAGGCGGTAGCACGCAGAGACGAATGGGCGCGTGAGATCACCTACCGCGCTGAAATTGGTGTGATGTTCAAGGACACCCTGAGCATTTCACCCGATGGCATCTCATGGAAGGGTCAGAGTTTTTCTCTGGACTCGATCACTCGAGTTCGCTGGGGTGGTGTGCGCCACTCCGTCAACGGCGTGCCGACGGGGACGACCTACACGATTGCCTTCGGAGACAAACGCTCCGAGGCGGTTGTCGAGCTAAAGAAAGAGGACATCTACAGCAAGTTCATCGACAAGCTCTGGCGAGCCGTGTGCATCCGCCTGCTGGGTGAGATGCTGGAAGCGCTGAAGGATGGGCGGGACCTGTACTTCGGCGACGCACTCCTTCACGACGATGGCATCACCTTGGTGAAGCACAAATTTCTGGGTGCCAATGAAAGGGTGCGGTGCACGTGGGGGCAGGTGCAGATATGGAATGCTGATGGATCGTTCTGCATCGGGTCCAAGGACGACAAGAAAACCAATGTCGGCATTTCCTACATTCACGTCGCAAACACGCACATCCTGGAGCAGCTCATTCGCATGGCTTTCAAGAAGCCCGGACTGCGCCGACTGAGCGAACTGCTGCAATGACGTAATCCATTCGACTTTGGGGGCAGCTTATATGGGATTTTTATCAAACCTCTTCGGGGGCAACAAAGAAGACAAGGCGTTACGAGAGGCGCTTGCGCACATCCATCGCATCCTGGATGACGAAAAGTTCCAGTTGGAGCTCGTTCATCCAATGATGAAGGCGATGCTGGAATCTGCGCCTGCCTACGACAAGGACCCGAACGGCTCTGGGCCATTTGGCTTTACTGAGACGAACCCGATCCCGGTTAACGGGCCTATCGGTCAACTGGCATATCTGTCCAGACTCGAAACGCAGTCGGGGCAGCGCATCCTTTTTCATCGCCTCGGGGCCATCGATAAAGTGGACGTGTTCGAGGCCGTGACATTCGACGGAAGCGGATGGTTCATCTTTTTCGTTGACCTCTACCATCCACGGCGCTCGCGCCTTACCCCAGACGGCTTCCGATTCACGAAGGATGTCGCGCAGTTCTCCGGCTTCCACAAGTTCTGCGAGAACTTCCCATACGATTTCGTCGAGAAGAAGGCGTCTGAGCGGGAGTCTGGCTTGAGCATGGCGTACATCGCCATCAGCAAGGTGTCCGACCAAATCCAGAATCGTGTTTTCAACAGGCCATTGGCCCACAAGGCCAAGCTCGACCTCGTGAAAAGCCGCTTGTCGAGCTTCCAGACCCAATAGGCGGTGGTAATGAAGAAGACCCTGCTGGCCACGCTTGCCGCATTGATGACCCTTCAGGCCGGGCCAGTTCTGGCTGAAAACTATGAGGTGAGTCTGACCCGCAAGGGCAGCAACGTTTACAAGATCGACGGCAAAGACATCATCATCCAGACGCGCTACTGCTACGTCTATGCCTACTCTGAAGAGGCCATTTTCAAAGCGTCCGGCTACGGCGGAGAGCTGATCTTCTTCGACAGTAAGGACAAGTGCGATGTGAAGGCGGTTTTTGGCCTGTCGAAGCAGAAGCCTGGTAAGTACGTGGTGACGGTCAGTCGTGAAGATGATGATTGGTACGAGGTCCTCGGAACAGATTCGTACATCAAGACATCGACCTGTCTCTCCCTTGCGCTTGGCGAAGAAGCCTATCTGACAATGTCGGCGTCCGGTTTCGGACAACTTCGCTTCGAAGACGGAGACGACTGTATGGTCGAAGGCGTCTATACGAAGCTGCGGCTTTGAAGAGGACATGAAGAGCCGTGGCTGCTGACGACAAACAGAATGGAAACGCCAAGGGCTTCTCAGGCCTTTCGACACTTGTTTCGGATGTCGACGAAGGCAGTCCAGCCCGCCAGCCTACGCCGCAAGTAACTCCGCCGCCCAGCTCCGCTCCGGTTCCCGAATCGCCGCCCAGACAGGTCGAGGAAGCCCAGGCTGCCTCGACTGTTCTACAGCCGCCCAAATCAAAAAACGACGGCTCATCAGACGTGGCGACCGGCAAATGGATGGTCGGTATCGGCTTGGGCATCGGGCTTCTGCTCATTGCCTTCGTCAACTCGACCAAGAACGAGCCCACCCGCTCGGCGACGGCACCAGTTGCTCAAGCCCCCGTCACTGCGGTCCCGACATATTCACCGCCAACGGTTGCGCCAGTCACGCAGAGTCGGCAGGCTGCCCAAGAGACAGTTATCCAGCAACGAGCGGCTACAGTGTCGGTGAACGTGCTTGGTCAGCAGGTCCTGTTTTCGAATCCAAGTGGCTATTGCACGCCGGGTGAGTCGGCGCGCGAAGTCGAGCTCATGGACTTGGCAAAGCGTTCCCTCGGAGAAGGTTCGCGCCTCGTGCATGCAGCAGTCCTTTGTTCCGAGCTGGAGGACTACAGGATGGGGCGAAGGGACATGCTGGATCACTGGCTGCAAATCCAGCTTATCGGCCCGAAGGGGAATTTCCAGCGAATCGAGATGCCGCGAGAGGCATTCCTTTCCGGCCTTTCCAAGTCGACGCCTCGGGTGAATTCCGCCGAGCTCAATCGACGGCTGAAAGCGTCGTTCGAGAATAGCGACGTCGCGCTAACAGACATGAAGTTCGATCCGATTGGGCGGGACGGAAACGCGGTCTATTTTTCCATGCGGATGAACATGAGCGTCGGGGAAAGCAGCCGCCCAGTTTCGGGAATCAGCGCAATCACGCTCCTGAACTCCCTACCGCTCTCGATCAATGTTTATGAAGGAACCGGTTCGCCACAGAGCCGGGGCCAACTGCAAGCTATCCAGCAGGAGTTGCTGAACAGCCTCCTCACCGAGAACTGATGATGAACAAAGCAAGAACAATATTCTCCGCCCTGTGCTTCTGCTTGTTCGCTGCGGTCGCCATGCCGATCGCCGCGCAGTCAGCCGGTTACACCAAGCTCAACGTCAAGGGGCGGGTCCAGCTTGAAGTGCCGAGCGACTGGACGATCAGTGATGCCGAACAGCGCAGGCGTGTCAAGGAATTCAGCGAAAAGATGACTGGCGTGGCTATTGATCATGTGGCGTCGCTATCGGTTCAGTCCTATCCAGCACCCTCAAGAGTGTTCGTCCGGGTGTCATTCATTCCAATGGACCCGCCACTCACCCAAGCGGACGTTAGGCAAGAAGTTCAGGCCAGTAAGCAGCAGGTGTTGAAGGATTTGGCGGAAGTCTGGCGCGAGGAGTCTCCAACGATGTGGGCGGGGATGGCGAAGTACGGAATGAAGGAGGTCGGACGCCCCAGCTTTGCCGTTGAACCAATTGGAGGCCAGACCGCCCTGATCATTCGCTACGGACGTACATCATCGGCCAATTCGGCAGAGACGATGAGGGTAGCTCAGTACCACGTGCCGCTTGGCGCCGAGAAAGCATTGATCACGCTTTCTTACATTGAAGGTGATCAGCAGGCAATCGCCGCCCACAATCGATTGAAGAACAGCATCGTGATTCGATAAGAAGAACAGGAACAGCCAATGGCCTACGAAGACCCCAACGCACCGTCGCCAACCTTCGACGGGTTTGCCCAGGAGCCAAAATCATCCGTTGATCAGAGCAAGAGTTTTCTTGGGGGGCAACATCACCCATGGAGGCGACTGTTCGCGCGGACGGTGGACATTTGCACCGCAGGGTTTCTGTTGTTACTTCTGTTGATATTCGCGTTGAGCGCGACGATGCCTGAACAAGCGGCAGGTTTCGCCAAGGCAATAGAGAACCCCATCATTGCCGGTATCGTGCTGTATCTGGTGTGGGTGCCTGCCGAATCAGTGTTTCTCTCGTTGTTCGGAACTACGCCAGCGAAATGGCTGTTCGGCATCAAGATTGCAAATCCAGCTGGCAACTTGCTGTCATTTTCTGAGGCGCTGAATCGCTCATTTCTGGTCTTCGTTCAGGGCGTGGGCTTTGGCATTCCATTCGTTGCACTGTTCACTCAACTGTTCGCGTATCGGCGACTCACAAAAACGGGCACGACGTTGTGGGACACATCTGCCGGTGCAGTGGTGCTCCACAAAAAATGGGGGGTGGTTCGTGCGCTTGTGTGTACTGCCGCCGTCTTTGCCGTGCTGATTTTGATGAGCGCATTGAACGCCGCAGGAAGTCGATAACCACAACAGGAGAAGTCAATGGCATACGAAGATCCGAACGCACCGTCATCTACTCCGGCGCCCACAACGACGCCAGCGGCTACGCCAGTAGCAGCCACGACCGAGAAGAAGTCAGGTTCATGGGACTGGCTTTGGCCGTCCATTCTGGCCGTTATCATCGTCAAGCTGTTTGGCCTTGTCGGCGGGCTGGTGGCCTTTGGCAGCTATTACTGGCTGAAACCCAAGCTGGGAACATGGGGGGCTGTCGCCGCCTCCGGTGTCATTGGCGTTGTTGTCGCAATCGGCCTCTTGGCGATGATCCGCTGATAGCTGTTGGCCCGATCATGAGAGGAGCAGCATCACTTCCGCCTCGGGCCGGGCCATGAGCTGCGTTTGCAGCCGCCCCGTGCGGAGGTTGAACGCGAGAGCGGACATGGCTGCGAGCCGCCCGCCTCGCTCGAAAGCCCGCACCGCTCATTGTTTTGCAGGTATCGCCCCCCTAATCCACTCCTGCAACGCCCTCAGTTGCTCGGCGTTTTCGTGGCAGGTCTGGTAGTTGGCAGCAACGGTTCCGGCGACGGCAGAGAGCGCAACGCCTGCGGCGGCCGCATCAGCATCTCGGGCGGGCTCGGGCAGCTCACCGGCGGCGGCAGCGTCGTGCAGGCGCACAAAGCCATGGTTGACAGTGCAAGCAGCATCGGCTTGAACGGGCACATAGACGGGAACCTCCTTGATGATGGTGTCGCCCTTCTCGCGGACGACGCGGACACGGTCGACGTACTGCGTGACGACCTCGACGGTGGCTTGCGCCTGCCGCTCGCGGACTGCGGCGGCTTGCAGGGTTTGTTGCTGGATTGCGGCATCCCATTGCGCTTGAACGTGGCTCGCACCCTTGATCCAGCCGAAGCCGACGAGGCCGACGCCGAGCGCCGCCAGGGCCAGCAGCCGGTACGGCCACGGAATCACGCTCACGACGCCTCCCCGATGCACTGCCGGTATTCGGCTTCTCGCCGTGTAGCCAGCCCACCGCACAGCCGCGCGTTGGTGGGCAGCGCGCAGTCTTTTCCCTGGAAGAAGCGCCAGCGCAGCAGCTCGGCACAGGCTCCCGCGTAGTCCTCGGCGTTGAGTTTTCTGACCAGCGTGGACTGGCAGAACGCGCGGCTGCCGACGTTGTAAGAAAAGCTCACCAGCGCGTCGTACTCGTGCTGGGCCAGCGGCACAGTGACGCATTGCTTGAGCGCGCCCTCGAACTGCTGCACATCGGTGAGCGCACGCGCCAGCGCCTTCGGCGGCGTGGTGGTGTCGCCCAGCTTCACACCAGTGGTGGTGCCGAAGCCAATGGTCGGTACATCGCCTTTGACGGGGATCACTGCGCGATCGGTGTAGCCCTCGTGCAGCACGATACCGACCAGGGCCGCAGCGGACAGCGTCAGTCCGGCCACTGTCCTGCGCATTACGGGTGATGTTGGCCGGATCATTGGTGCATCTCTGGCTGCGCCACGATGCGCGCAACGGTCGCGCCGATGCTGGCGGCAAAGGCCAGCAGCACGAAGGCGCCGCGAGGCAGCACGTCCCCGAACAGCGGCACCACCACTTCCGCCGCCGTGAAGGCAGCGGCCAGCAGCGAGAAGCGGATGCTCCAGGCACGTCGCAACACGCGCCGCCAGTCGTCCAGAAGGCAGATCTTCGGCTTGGCAGTCATTGCACGCCTCCCATCAGCTTCAACTTGATGGCGGCCCCCACAAGCAGCGCGGCCAGGATGCCGGTGGTCACGACCTTGATGGTGGTCTGCCACGCCGTTCGGCGGGCATCGCGCCACGCTTCCAGCAGATCGCGCAGTTCGCGGATGTCCTTCGCGGCACTGCCGTTCTCCAGCCCGAGATGGGCAAGGCAACGCTCGGCTCCGCGTTCGGCTGCACGGTCGAGCAGTTCGTCGAAGTCCTCGCGGCGCAGCAGGAGCATGTTCTCGACGAGCACCGCCGGCGGCGGTGCCGGCTCGTCGGCGATTTCGGTTTCAGGATTCATGGCTTTCACCTTCTTGTGACCTCGCCCCCCGTCGATCAAGGGGTGGCCAGACTGGTTTTGCACATCAGCTGCAATGCATGACGCCTGGACTGCGGCTCGATCACCGAATCGATGCTGTAGATCCGGCCATCGAACAGAACCCGCATCTGGGAAGTGACGCCGGGCCGGTAGCGCATCCGGATACGCACCGTGGTTTGCGACTGCAGCGCCATCGCCGCAAGAAACTCCCGGCCTTGGAGCGGCTCCACCGATGCCCAGACATCGGCCCAATGCGTCCAGGTGTAGATCGGCTGACCCCAGTCGTCCTGGGTCATTTCGTAGTTCTGGATCTCGATGCGGTGGCGCAGGCGCCCGGCTGGCAGACTCAGCATCGCGGCACGCACCAGGGATCGAGCAAGGCGTCGGCAAATCCGCGCGGCAGCTCCGAAGCGGTGCCTGACACCAGTGCCTCGCGCTGCTCGTACCAAGTGCCAATGCGCAGCAGCATCCACTGCCGGAGGGATGACGGAACTGCCTGCGCATTGCCAAACCCGCAGATCACGGTCACCGTGGCCGCTTGCGGCGTGGTCAAGGTCGGCGGCCAGCACCCATCCAGGGTGTAGGCCGACGCACTGGTGAGGCTCTGGATCGGCAGCAATCCCTCCAGTCCGCCTCGCTCGCCCGCCGCCAATTCCAACTCCCAGGTCTGGGTGATCAGCCTTTGGCCGGTGAGGAACTCGACCTGCTCGCGGGCCGCACTGATGAGCGCCGTGATCAAGGCATCGTCGTCATTCAGATCGACCCGCAGGTGCAGCTTGGCCTCGGCCAGCGTCAGCGGCTCGCCCGCAGGTGGTACCGTCAGAGTCGCTTTCATCACGTCGCCTGCTGCAAGGCCTTGACGGCCCCGCCCACGTCGATCAGGTTGCCGTCGTGGCGCGCGAACGCCAGGAAGCCGACCTGGCCCTTCTCGGTGTACTTGGAGTCGGTGAGCCGGAACAGCGACACCGCCAGCACATCGCGGATCAGGTACTTCGAAAAATCCCCGAACAGCACCGCCTTGGCGTCGGAGGCCAGGATCGGTACATGCTGGTTGATGGTGTAGGCATAGCCCAGCACAGTGTCCGGCTCACGCACCGCCACACCCGGCAGCCACAGGGGGCGCTTTTGGTCGTCCTTGAGCTTCTTAATCGCCTTGAGCGTGCTGTCGTGGAACATGAAGCGGCAGCGCCCCGCCTGCCGGTAGGCCGGATCGACGCTGTGCTCCAGGTCGATCAGCTCATCGAAGCTGATGGCGGCCGGCGCCGCCGCGTTCGCCCCGACACTGGCCGCCGTCACGATGCCGGTCGGCTGGCCCACGCCGGTGCCCACGGTGAAGTGCCGGTTGGTGATGCGCGCAATGCGCTGGGCCAGGCGTTGGTTGATGTGCGCCTCCAGATCGATCACCGCGTCCTGCAGCAATTCGAAGGGCACCGCCACCGACTTGGAGCTGTACTTGTAGGCTCCGATGGACTTCACACCGAAGGTGAAGTCCTGCGCCGTGACCGATTGGTTCTCGCCCACGATCTCGCCCTCCTCGGCGGTGGCATTGGTGGTCGGGTAGTTGATCGGGTTGCCGCTGGCCGTGGGCAAGGTGGTGGCCACCTCGCGCATACCGCCAAACTCCGCCATTGCCTCGATCAGCTGCCGCGCCACGTCCGTGGGCACCAGATAGCCACCCTCGGCGGGCACCGTGGTACCCATGCTCGCCTGGATGCTGGCCGCCTTGCGGGCCACCGCTTGCTGCTGCTCGTAACTCAAGGCGTTGATGCCGCCGCGCAGCCAGGCCACAAAGATGGCCTTCTCCTGCTGCAG